AAGCGTTGCTTACTGGTGATGTGGCTTGGGGATTGACGGGAACAACTCCACTGCCAAGTGGATCTACGGTGAATATTACAAACGATGGAACATTCGACCCAGCAGTTCCTACTGATCAGACATTTGGATTCCTTCGTTTTTATAGCGGAACGGTTGGTGCAGCCTCTACTGTTAGCCTGACAGCAGGAACAACCAACGACATGTTCGCTGCCCTTAACCAACCAACCGGTGGTCTTATTCAGCCAGCCAATAACGGACAGGATGCCGGAATTCAGAATGATCCAGTAAATCCAACGTCTGAGCGTGAACGACTGTTGACCCACATTGTGTTCTCACCGGTCCTCAAATCAGCAAATCGCACACTGACAGTTACGTATACATTAACGATTTCGGTGGCTAGAACCCAGTAATACTGCGAAATTTACAATTACGCATAAAATATTTACACCCCACTTAAAAGAAGTATAAATAGACGGAGAATGCTTGCAGGTGGGGTGTTTTTATGGACGCAAATAAAATAATCAATCGATACCAATCTGGTGAAACAATATCATCGATAGCTAGAGATACTGGTTGCACGATAGATAAAATTAGGTGGATGTTGACTAAAGCAGGTGTGCTGGTGTCAAGAAGAAAGCGATCACATGATATACCAAAAAAGGACGTAATTGAATTATATCAAAATGACGTTCCAGTTAAAGAAATAGCAGATAAGTTTAATACGTCAATAAGTCCAATAGTAAAGATATTAAAGGAGTCTAATACTAGAAAGCCCAATTGGGCTAAGGGCATCCCATACACCGTGTACGCCGAGCTTAATGACCGCGATGCGTTTAAATCCGTATGTGATAAACTCATTTCCAAAAAACGAATAGCAGAACATTACGGCATATGTTACGACATGGTTGCTTCACTATATAAACGCCATAATATAGATAACGTTTCATCCAGCACGGTTCGCAGTTTATTGAATCAACAAAAAGCTGACGTTCCTTTGTCAAAACAAACATTCGAACAGTTGCATCTTCAAGAAAACATATCTTTGGAGAAAATTGCCCAAATGATGGGGATCTCGGTAGGATTTTTAAGGGAGCACGTTCACAAGTGGAATATAGACATCCACGATACGAGATTGTCTCCAGAATTTCAACAATTTAGCCAATTATCCGATAATGAAATGCAACGGATTGTTAATAGTTTCAATGTCAATGAATTGATGCAGAAGTATAAAGTGTGTCACAGCACTCTTAAAAAGTGTTTAGATCAAAAAAATATAACAATCCCAATTAGATATAGATCCGCTGCTGAAAAGGAAATTGAGCAATTTGTGTCATCGATTATTCCAGACTCAACGATAGTGGTGTGTGACAAATCTACAATCAATCCATATGAACTTGATCTGTTCATTCCTGAATACAAGTTGGCAATTGAATACAATGGTTTATATTGGCATAATGAATTGCGAAAATCAAACAATTATCACTTGACGAAAACCAAGATGTGTGAGGAAAAAGGAATTCGTCTAATCCATATTTTTGAAGATGAGTGGAGAGATCAAAAGCAGAAATGTAAAGACACGTTACGCCACTTGTTGGGAAAGAGCGAGAAAGGAGTGTATGCAAGAAATACTACTATACGAGAAATTCCTTGGAAGCAAGCGAAGGATTTCCTTGACAAACACCATCTACTTAATGCAGGATCTTCTGGTAGTTATAGAATTGGTGCTTTTGATAGAGACAACAACTTGATTGGGGTTATGGTGTTTGGTAAATCGACCAGCGAACGGTCTAACGAAATAGAACTGAAAAGGTTTGTGACAAACAAGAAGAACAACCCCGGGTTGGGTTCAAAGATGTTTAAATATGCTATAAACGACAAGCAGTACGATAGGGTAATAGCGTTCGTTGACCGGCGATGGTTTACTGGAGACGTAAAAGACCACATTGGGTTTGAAAAAATAAGCGAAACCTTACCAGCACTTTGGTGGACAGATAACGTACACCGTCTCCATCGACGCGCGAAAACAAAAAAACAGCTAGTGACACGATTTGGAAAAGGCAAGACGAAAGTGGAGATGATGAAACATCTCGGATATGTCCGAATTTACGATTGTGGAAAGTTGAAATTGGCGTGGAGTCGTACCAAATAACTAATATTACAATTGAAAAGGAAATAGTGTCATGGAAGAAGTGACGTACGAAAAAGGCAGGAATTATATACAAGATGGTGACATTGTATTTGTAAAGAACAAAAAAACAGTGATTGCTCGCGCCGTTCAGTTTTTTACTCGATCGGCATATTCGCATGTAGGCATTGCTTTCTGGGCTCAAATTGGTAAAGAAAGAAGGTTGATGATTGTGGAAGATCAAGGAAATACTCGACGCCGAATTGTAAACGCAAGTTTCTATTATGGATGCGACTTAGATGTTATTGAAGCACCAAAGTCTTGGAGCGATGTTCAGTGCAAAGCTCTTGCCAAAGTAGGAATTGCACACTATGGTTATGGTGAAGCGTTGTATGTTGGCTTTCGTGAAACTCTGCTTCAGTATTTTGGAATTAGATTACCAACCAGGGACATGCCAGGTATGATTTGTTCTGAATTTGTTGCCGACATATATGGTCTCAAAGAGACACATGTTAGTCCGCATCTTCTGATTAAAAATCTCCTTGCTGAAAAGCATAAATTCCGAGTAAAGATCAGTCGCTCTCTAACAATTCAGTAAATTTAGTTCATAAAAAAGGTGAGGCTAAATTTATTTAGCCTCACCCTTCCTTCAAGCAATTACAGTAGTATTACTTATTCTTGTTTTTGCTTTTTGCTGCCTTAGCCTCTGCCTCAGCTGCTACTGCCTCAGCTGCCTTCTGTTCAGCAACCCGTTGCTTTGCAGCCGCCATAGGATCGGCATTTGTGTCGATACGGCTTGGAGCACCACGAACCCCCGACTTAGGTATCATGATTTCACCATTAGGTGTCAACACTTTAACTAACTGATGGAAGTACTCAAGAGCATTAACCCCGTTGTTTAGTGTAACATTGGACATTAGATCCCAAAGTTCAAAGTTCTGAACATTACGGTCACGCAAGATGCGCACTAGGCGCGACTTATCGATACGGTCCAGATTGTTGATTGGGAAGAAGTACTTGTTGCCAACTTCATCAACACGCATAATGGCACACTCGTGCATAATGCCATTGTTTTGAAGGTCTAGCCACTCAACGTGTGGCAGTGTGGATGGGATTACGTTTGTCATTGTTCTTTCTCCTGTAAAAATCTCGGTATTTAATTACTTGTTGAAATTATTTACCAGGAAAAAAACAAGGGACACCAATCGAAAATAGGGTATTTTAGCAGGTTCCTTCGAGAGGACAGCTACCTTGAACATCATTGCAATATGAAATCCACTGCGTGCCATCCCACTGCTGAATGCGGCGACTTCCGGGTGGTCTGATATCCTCTCCAGCGTAATCTTCGGTGGTACGAATGATGATAATTGATCGTTCTGGACCCGTCCTTATAGTTGCTAAACCAGCCCCATCTGTTGGTCCCCCATCACCACCAACAAGAAATGTTTCTGCAAAGGGAGCGAGACATCCAATATCAATTCCACCCAAATCGTACTTAGTGTCTTCCCCTCTTGGAAGCATTTCAATGAGAGTGCTGTGGTTGGTAGTTCCGTTAGGTGTAGAAATTTGATTGCCATCATATCCAACAGCTTGTCTCAAGTTTTCTATATCATCAGGAACACATATGGTGGGATCGAGTATATCAGGAACACCAGGGATAATCGAAAATGTTTCAGTTTCTAAAACAGTCGTTAGTGTGGGATCGTATCTGCGAATCGTTAACACTAGCAACCCACCCGAGGGTAGCAGTTCAACGGATATAAAATTTTCCGAGAAACTCTGGTCAATGCTTCTGAAGTACGTACCACCGACAAAGATTCTGGATCTGTGTTCGTTGAACGAAGGAGCGGTACAATCATTCGCGCCAGGAAAGTTATCGGGGCTGGGAACGAATGTGGGTCGGTATGTATAAGATGGACTACAAGTCATGCGTTATTCCACATACACGTCTTGCGAACCAGCAGTAATTGACCCACCGTGGGGAGTGTTGCTGGGGCATGCGTGGGTGTTGTGATTATCGCCAACTCGAAGAACTGGAAGGTTGTTTGCGAACACAGTGGGAGACCCACCAGGGAAGTTTATGGGCGGGTTACAACCGTGTCCTGCTGTAAAATCAACATCCTTCCGACTTACAGGAAGTCCGTTGGAAAACACATTACCGCTTCCTTGTGCCACCGTATCGCCACAAGACACCGGATCGCCAATTCTCGCAATTTGAGTCATAAATCCTCCTTTTAGCTATTTATCAAATAAATACTTTAGAAGAAGGAGATCGATATGGATATTGATAGAATCAGGTTAATTTACATGGCAGTAGCGGAGGCTGTTGATGTGTTCCGTGTATTACCTCGCGCTCTTGTGGCACTATATTGCTACCTGCTGTACAAGGTAGTCAATTGGTATATGAACTTACATCCAGTTATGATAGAAGGATGTAAATCTGATACGGTTCTTCAGTGTTTGGAACAGGCCCCAACAACACAACATGCCGTTCTTGTCACCGCAACCGTGGGAGTGGCAGCCGCAATATTTGGGCTATACTCGTCAACCGGAAAAAAATGGAATGGTTTCACCTATTGGATGAAGAAACGTCCAAAAGATGAAGAAGATGAAGATAAATCCGAATCACCTACTGAGCATAGGGGCGAATAATTCAGCCTGACTAGCAATCTTTTTCAGTTCATACTTACCTAGAAATTTCATAAAATGAAAGTATGAATATTTTCCGGGGTTATCCATTTCCTTGAGGATAATCTTGATTGCGTTTTTGCGAACTTCGTCGGGTTGCTGAGTGAGATCCATCAGCAGTTCGTTCTCTTTGAATAAATGCTTGACAACCATTTCTTTTCCAGTGACTGGATGGATCCAAGTTTCATTCATGACATTAGCACGCTCGAACGGATCATTGTACGCTTTCATAATTCGAGTCTTTTTGATTCGTGGCAGCGCACTCTGAACGTTGTCTCCTGCGTCTCCACGAAAGCACTTCTCAAAAATAAATAAATCCCTGTCGCCACCCCATTCATCAAGTGTGCGGTCTTTACCTGTTGCTGGATCAATCAGTCGAATATTGTCATGGTCCAGCAATTGCATTAAGTCTTTGTCACCACTTACCACTATGAGTTCATCGTCGGGATGCATCTGAACAAACAGTGCTACCAAATCATCAGCTTCAAGTCCATCCCCAGCACAGCACACCACAGAAGTGTGTTCACGCATCATGTTTTCGAAATCGGTTAGATGTTCTTTGAATCTTTCGTACTTCGCTTTCTCACTAGGTGTCATCTTCTGACGACGGTGTCCCTTATAGATCTTTCCAGAAATACATTGATCGGACTCTGTATACTCTTTTCGCCAATTCGGCCGGTCAAATGTCATTATAATTTTGTGAGGCTGAAATTGCTTGAAGTATTTGTTGATGGTAGTAAGCGCACAGTGGTGAGCAAGACCACCAATGGTGGTATCGTCTTCACTTTTGTTCGCAAAAAATGTTCTATATAGTACGTTGGAAATATCGAGAACTAGATATCTTTTCATTAATCGAATTCACTTTGTTCGTTATTTTGCTCGCTCATACGAGTTGCCAGGTCTTTGGAAATGACAGCAATGTAACGTTGGATAATCTGGTCATCATCAACACCCGTGTATCCATTTTCTTTGAGATATTTGACAAAAGCATCGTTCCAATCAAGTTCAATTTTTATGCCGTGAACCGGATCTTCGACAATTCCAACCCACTGAACCCAAGGCTCATCAGATTCCCTTAGAGCCTTGTCTGCTTCTTCTCTGGCTTTTTGTTCAAGCTCGGCTAATTCCTGGGCTCGCTCTTCGGCGGCCCTACGAATGGCTTCTTCCTCCGCCTCCTTGCGTCTTTGTTCTTCAGCCAACTCCTCCAGAATTTCTGACTTTAGAGTGTCTTTGCTTTTAAACCAATTATCCCAAAACATGTTTATACCTGTGGCAATACGTAGATATCTAATCCGTTGACATTTACTTTCAGAATACCCTTTTCACCAATCTCAAAGGTACCCTCTGCATCATGTTTGAACAAAGGCAGAACAGTCTTAACAGGATACCGATATGCAAACTTGGCATTTTCGTTATCCGTAAGAGGTTTTGCGAATGGTGCAAACGTATGTGAGAATACATCATTATTTACATCAACCAATTCAAGGGAGACCCCATCATTGCTGATAATTGAAACATTTTCGGCGCCCATGGCAGCTTGACCTTTCTGAAGAAGTAAAACTGCTTCTGCGTTTAATTTCACACTCCACAACATCGTATCGGTAACCTGTCGAGGAGCGGCGATGGTAGAAGGATTTGCACATCGATAGTCGATACGAACGCCCTTGCCTTTCATTGTAAGAGCCCGAGTAAATTCTTCACCTTCATCTGCGACTGCTTCGATTGTAAAGTTATCCTGTGTCTTTGCGATGTCAATGCGAGAGTTAAACACATTGATACGGTTGAGGCCGATTGAACCAAAAGACATAGCAGGTACATTGTCAGTCTGTAGGATAACAACCGTTTTGTTATCATCTAAAGCACGTACCAAATTGGGCTCGATGATGATATTGTCAATGCCAACCATCTGTGCAGTGTGAACAACGTTCTGGATGTATTTGATTTCATCAGGGGTTAATTTCATCATTATTCTCCGCTATTTTGTATATGATACTTAAATCTGGTCAGGGTATCAACCATCTAGAACACCAGAAGGTCATCAACCATTTTGATTTTGGCTTGCTCCTGCGCACTAATCCATTCTGGAATTTCTACACCCACAGCATCCTCCATCCATTTAGCCAGAACCCTTCTGTGACAGAATTGTCCTGGTTTTTCATAACATAAGAGAATGGTACCAGGAGGGGTTGCATGGTATACGCCTTCTGGTGTTAGACCCCTTTCTTCCAAAAGAGTAAGGTATCTTCTTGCATATTCTTCTTCATCAATCCTATGTTCCTTATAAGCATTGAGGATTTCCCACGAAGGAGCAAGAACGCTGAATCTTTTCCCACGAAAATAATCAGGAGCAGAAGCACTAATAGAAACAGCAGTCGGAAACTTAGAACACTTGCTACTGTAGTAAGAGGTGAATATTTGTTTCATTCAAAACTCCAATAGAGAATCAACAACCAGCGCCTGCTTTGTGGGAACATCCTTACCGATTGCTTTAATTATGTTGCCGAGTGGTTTGTCTACTAAGCGTTTAATGTGAGCCTTCCTATCTACGTTGTATTCTTCTAAGAACCAGCTTGGCACATTTTCAATATCAACAGGCAATGCAATGCTCTTGAATCGCCCGACAGGGTTCGTGAGGTAAAATACCTTAATCTTCATTCCTGACATAATGGGCATGCTTTCTTTGTCACCATACTTATCTAAAGCAAGGTTGTAATGAATAGCAGCTGCGACATGACCGGGGAGACGTTGAGAAGCACCAGTTGACTTCAATCCAGCTGTGTATTCCTCAACATTTTTAACACCTTTTGGTAATCCAATAGCAAAAACGTTGGAACCTTCTTCTAGTTCAGTTTTGTACTTCACGATATCTGCAGCGATAACATTCCACTCTTCACCTTTTAAGAATCGCTCAATAAAACCATTGAGTTTTGCAGAAACATCCTTTGGCATTGTTGTTTTTTTGGTGTCCAGTCCCATGACTTTGATCTTGTCACATGGGAATCCATCCAGATCTGTTAAGTGGAGGATATACCTCTTTTTATCAACAAAGATGCCTCGATCAGATACGACCTCTCGCTCACATTGAATGATGTTATCAAATCCGGGATTGCACAAGAAAGTGTCTTGCATAAATTCTTGGAAGGAATCGTTGATTATCTCACTTACGCGATTTCCAATTATGGTTGCTTGTTCTGGAGTGTCGGCGTGTGTGACAAAGTAGGTGGAGTCAGTATCACCATACACAACAGAATACTTCTCTGAAAAACCAAAGTGATCTTTCTCCTTTCCTGTTTTTTTATCAACTTCTATTTCATGTCGATCGGGCTGAGCATACTCACCGTCGAGAATTTCACAGGCCTTGGCACACTGATGTAACAGTATCAAACGTCCCGTGCCAGTTGTACTCTCACCCATTCTCAAATCGAAGAAACGGAAGTGTTTGTTGGTTAGCGCACCATAAAAGCTGTTCAACTTGATCTTGTAACAATATTGCATGCGATCATAATACGCTGCTTTTATTTTATCACCAGCCTCTTTAGCTTGAACCATCTTTTTCTTGAGGTCCTTCCTTGCCGCATACCAATCTTCCAGAATCTTTGGAATAATTCCTTGTTTGTTCTGATCAAAAACTGTGCCATACCCACTAACGGCCCACTTCTTTTCTTTGAGCAGAGTCCGCCAATCACACGCAGGTAGTTTAGAAGTCTCACCGTTTTCAAATAAGAAAACAAGCGGCGCAGCAGAGTTCTTTGCAATTTCTTCAGCCGCCTTAACATTATTAACAAACTGGCCAATGATTGTTTCTTTGCTGATGTTGATTGAGCGTATACTTGATGGATACAGAGACGCTATATCAACAGAGCTTACGTTTTCTTTTAGTCCAACCTGTGGAAGCAACACAAACGCTCCTTGAATACGTCCGTTGTCATCAGGAACATGCATATCATTAACAACCAAACCGCCCAGCTTGTGGTGACAATAGTTAATCATAGCTAGTTCTGCTAATTTGAGTGTTCCTCCAACATGCTTAAATTGGCCCGTTGATAAGTGACACATTTGGTTAGCCAGTTCAACATAACCAAGGCGGTCTTCAAAACCATGAAGTATTTCGGTGTCTCGTATGTTGTATCGCACAAAGTACGCAAAGTCGTCTCTGTATAATCTTGCAAGAGTACCACTATACTCCAATTTGGGAAGATCTGATAAAATTTCATCAGAGATTGATTCTAATTTATATGAATGGCGTTCTTCCATCTCATATTTTTGAAATAGTGCAAGATAGTCAACACTGACGCGTCCAGACAGATCGAGTGTTTCGTGAACAGATCCGAACCTTTCGACTTCTCGAAATTTTGGAATATCCGCTTCAGGAAAAGACATCATGCGGAAATAGCGTTTGCCAATCTTTTCTAGTCGCTTGCCAACATATGGCACATCGAAGAAATCACTGTTCCAACCACAGATAAGATCGCTGTCTTCAATTTCGACAAGGAAATATAGCAACAACTCTTTCTCTGTTTTAAACAACCGGATGTCAATGTTCATGTCATCGGGTAGAGCAACTTTGTCATTGACTTCTTTTGCTAACCGATCTTCTGTCCAACTATCGTCAGGCGGAACAGCAAGAACAACATATTCGTTCTTGTATGCGTGATATAATGCTATTGAGTTAATAGGAGCATATGGGTTTGCAACACTTGAGAAACCAACTTCTGTGTTGTAATCGACCTCAATATCGAAAAAGGTGACATGCAGGTTTGGTGCCGGAACATCATAGTAATTTTCTGAAAGAACTTTGAGTTCGGGTTGGATGTCTGACTCAAACATATCAATTCCGTCACTCTGTAAATCCTGTTTGGCAGCTCGAAACGCCGCACCATTCGGGAAATCGATTCGGGTGACCCGATCTCCATACATGGTGACATCCTTGCCTTCTTTATCCTTGACATAAAAATAATGAGGTGCTTTGAAGGTGCGGAGGGATCGTCCCTCGTCGGAACGCTCCCAGACCAAAACTTCTTCCTTTCTCCGTAGTGCTGAAATGTAACTCACTTACTCGGTTCCGACATCCGCAGTGCTTTTGCCCTCGATCAGTGCCTCGTACAAAAATTCGAAATGTTCGTTTTCGGCCTGAAGGTCAGCATAGTTGTGCTTATACATGGTGCGAGCTAGCTTGTTCGATGTTTTCTTTGCGACACCAAACTGAGTTTCAATTTCAGCCGCAATTTCTTTCATAGATTCTCGCTCATCGTCCGCGCGTTGCAGGCAGAGAGTCATCTCTACAAGCATTTGTTTCATCTTTTGGCGGTCTTTGGGGGATGAAGGTACTGCGTGGTTATCAGCCATTATTATTCTCCTTATAGTTATTGTGTGCTGATTATACCTCTCGGTGTTCGGGGTATCAACTATCTGTAAAACAAATGAGAACCAATTCTGGCCATCAACTTATAGTGATCCTTCCAATAGGGGTTAACATAATCTGCATGGTACAGGTGTGCACCTTTTGTAAAATCTTCAATATAGGCACCATCCCCGGCAAAGGAACTAGCAACCATTTTAGCTTCAATCCATGCTTTTGTGTTTGTGGGTGTGTCAGACTTGCCATCCAGTGTCCAGGAAAACTGGGCTACCAGTTTGCCAGACTCTCTATCTCTGTTTCTCTGCCACACAACACCACAAATGGTGTCTGGGTAGTGTTTTGATTTGACCCGTCTAAGTGTGACTAATCCAATAGCCAGTTTTCCTTTCAAATCTTGATCTCGTGCCTCCCAATAGATATTCAACGCAAGACACTCCTCATCCTCATCAGAGAAAGTGTATGACATGTTTTGAAGACTGTCCTTTGGAAACTTTTGGGATTGTGGAGGGAGAGGAATGGGAACAGTGTGTTGCTTGGGTGGTGGCAATACGATTGTTTCGGTGTGAGTTTGAGCCTTACCCGTCTGCACACCAAACATAAATGCCATGTACATATTCATGGACATTAGGGTAAGCAGAACAAAGTATTTTATGAAATTCATCCAACAATTATACGGGAATTTTCCATTAAATCAACTGCTGTAACTACTTGAACCAAGTAGTATAGTCACCCGGAAATTGCGTAGGATCATACAAATATGGTTTTGGCCCAGCAATGTGTATTTTCGCTTGGTACAAATCCCCAACAAGAATGGGTGCATTTGCATTAATAAAATGGGGTCCGCTTGGATAAAATATGAGGGTGCCCCGTTGTGGATTGAATCCGAACTGATGTTGAGGAAATTCCAACTTACCGCCATAGACTTCATAGTCGCTATCAAACGGAACGTTGTCGTTGTAGTCAGAAAGGAACAAGATTCCAGTGAAGTCACGCATTTGTGTCTGTACCCATTTTTTGCGAAGGTATTGACTATTTTCGCAGTGCAGGTCAGAGATAACACCAGGCGAATACCACTCAAACACCATTGCCTCCATTCCTTCATACTCGAATTCATAATACTGTTCGATCTTTGGAATGAGTGGGAGAATCCGTTCGTAAATTATTTCTTGGTTTTCCTCATGTCCCCTTAACATTTTGATAGGGTTCCCCTTTGCATCATAATCAGGGAAATCAAAGTCGCAGGCGTCAACCAATTGCTCACACATTAAAGGTGAAATAAAATTTTCAATAACAAGGAATGGAGATTTCGGTGTAGCCATGTTTCGTTCTCTTATTCTACATCTTCCGATTCTGCATCGGCTTTTCTTTGATCTATTAGAGACTGTATTAATTCGATAACATCTTCAAGAGAGGGAGCAGTCTTGGACTCATCGCCGGCATCCAGATCACGTTCAGTATCATCAGTTGGCATTACTTCGTCCATCTCCGGTGCTTCATCTGTTACGGACACATCAAGTTCTGGATCCCCTGCCTCACTTTCAACACCTTCCTTCATCGGATCAATAAGGAATCGACCCTTTTCGAGAATATTTTGACCAAGCAAGATAGGCGAATCCATTCCGGTGCGATCATTGAGGTTGAATGCAATATCCTGTAATGGCATATCGTTAATTTTTACATTTAATCGAATGACAGGGCGATATTCTGTTCCACCGTCAGAAGAACGAATTGGAACGTGGTCATCAAGAGGAACAGTAATTGTGTTTGGAGAGATGTCCTTGTTGACAAAAGTAACGGTTCCGGCTTCACGATCAACTTTGTAGCGATCAGCATGAAGAGAACTTAAAGTAGCACCTGTATCGACCTTACCTTTGAGAACCGGACTATTGCCGATTCCTGTAAACTTAACTTCGGCTGTGTCGCCTATAATTCGCGGATCGGCTCCCTCGTCACCCTCTCTTACAAGGACGTGAGTTAACCTGTGCTCGTTGGTAACCTTAACGTCGTTAGGTTGTATGTGAAGGTTGTTAGGATTCCATGCCCACATAAACACTATCCAATCGTCCAGCCCAGCTGCTTTGGCTTCTTTTTTGGCAGCAGGATTACCAATGGTGTAAATGAGATGTGGTCGATTTTTTCCAGAAACATTATTAATAGCGTTTCCAAGTGTAAAACTAGGTGAACGGTTTAATTTGTACTTAATGCCCTTCAGTGTGAAGGTAGAAGCGAGCTCAAACCTACCATCCATGAATTCATTTTTGATTTCTTTAATGTCATTATAAGTTTTCATTTCTTTCCTTGATAGTATTCATCGATGCGTTGCAGCAACGGACTCACGTATTTATCAATTTTCTCCTTGAAAACCATAGGAGCCATGCCCTTTTCAACTGTCATCATAATAACTACATCTTCAATCGCTTCGCCAGTCATTTCAAACCACATAATAGCATAAGCGGTTGTTTGTAAGAAATAATCAAAGATCATGTCTTTATCTTTATTGTTGGTCGAAGTTTTGAAGTCAATAATGGATAGAATACCTTCATACTCGCCAACACAGTCAACTCGACCAGCAAGTCGCAGCGTGTCGCTGTAGAGTGCTAATTCCTGGCCACGGATGTTATTGACTTTGTTTAATCGAAACTTGAGTTTGTTGAAATCTGCAATATACTCTCGCTTATATCCTTTTGTGAACGCAGGATACGGTTCGTTATTAAGATATTTTTCAGCGAGTGCGTGAACCGCAGTACCGCGGTCAGCACATCTCTTGGTTTCCTTATCTGCTGCCTTTGGGCCCAACATATTGCGCCACTCTTTCAGATGCGGTTTTTCTTTGTGACCAAGCATAGTGGTGATTGAAGGATATACAACTCCTTCTGGCGTCTTATAGAAGTGTTTGCCGGTCGCTGAATGTTCTTCAGTGACAACAGGCAAATCGGGAACATCAATATGTTTAAACATATTGATATTTATACAAGAATTGTGGGGAGGGACAACCCTCAGTATCCAGCCTTTTTCAAGTCACGGTGCAATAACTCCATGATTTTCTTGACACCGGCGGCTATTTTCTTGGCATCCTTTTTGTCATCGCCAGATAAGGTATCTCTGGCAGTGTTAATCATTTTTTGTGCACAAACCGCAGCGGCCTGCTCCAGATTTTCGGTTGGAAACCTTTCTTCATTCGCACCCTCGCCGAGTGTGATAAGTTCTTCTAGCATACTAGCCACGGATAC